TTGTGCTAGCATATGTAACTCATGCTCTGATAATAATAGATGTGAATGGTTAGGATTATTTGAAAGTTCAAATAATGTATCTAATAATAGTAATATTAATAGTAGTAGTAACGATTTAATTCCTCGTCCTATAGAACTTAACATTACTGGTGATAATTTAATATGGGAACATAAAGATGATAATGATAATATAATGATTCATTATTTAAAAGAGAACAAAGATTCATCTAAAGTGAATATTATTCATTTAGATAAGACATCTTATATTAAATTTATGGAATCTGAACAATTAATAGATCCACAATTAACGTCCAAGGTTAAAAAACAATACTCTAAAAAAATTATTAGATATCCTATACAAAATTTAGAGCCAAATGATAAATATACATTTTTTATATATATTATTAATGAATATGGTGTTAGTAATATATCAAATAAAGTAGAATGGCCTAATTAATTAATATTAATTATTTGAAGATATAAGCATTATTTAATTTATGTATAATTATTAAATATGTTAAATATTGAATTTAACACTAGTATTATTCCAAAACAACCTCCTGAATATTATTATGGTAATAAGGAATATAAAATTAGTTTAGATTTAAATAAATTTAAGCATATTAAAAAACAAAAAAATAAAATATTAGACAAAAGAGCATCTCAAATGTTATTTAGATTAATTGAAGGAGATGGTAAGGCTATATATTTAATTGGGGTTAATGATAATGGGGAAGCACCTGGTATTAAATTTAATGAATTATTAATAAGTTTATTTTATATATGTAAAATAGTAAAATTAATTGATGCCAATATAAAAATAATACGAATATATAATGGTAGTGATGGTTATATAGCTACAATACGTATAACTAAAAACATAATATTAAATCTTTTATAATATTTAGATTTATATTTTTATTATTATTTTATTTTTTTATTATTTATATAAAATGATTGTAGTTATCATATATCTGGATTAAATTATTATGTTGAACAATATGACACATTTTATATTTAGGATTATATCTACAAATACGCCAATATTTTTGTATAGTTATTGTAGCATTTATTTTTTTCTCATCATATAATGTTACATTTTTATTTATCCATTCACATTGAGTAGGTCTATGATTTTCATTTAATTTTACTGTTTCGCCATTTATTATTTGTTGTAAAAAAATAGATTGGTATTCTTTTCTATCCATATTACCGGTTGTATCTAATAAATTAATAGTAGCATGACCACAACCCATCCATCCATATCCATCAGTATATCTTTGAAAAAATGTCTGCATAAGTTTATGTTTATTATCAACCAAAAATTTTATTACTACAAATTTGCGATTAAATTTATCTACACCATGCATGACTGGTTCTGTAACTTCATCATATTTTATAAAATCTATATAATCAGTATCTCCACATCGTTGACCAATATCAAGTATTGGATATTTATCTAAATTTATAGAAAACATTATAATTGTATAATGATATAATTCTATAAGTATAAAGTTAATTTATAAATTAAACATATACTTATAGAATTATATGAATAATAATACATAATCATTAGTAGTTGAAAAATTTTAACCAAATTATAAATGTAATTATAAATGTAATTATAAATGTAATTATAAATGTAATTATAAATGTAATTATAAATGTAATTATAAATGTAATTATAAATGTAATTATAAATGTAAACTTATAATATAATATTAATAAGGATATAATTTGGTATATGCGTTTCAAATTTTTCATTAATAAATGTAATATCGCATATATTTAAAGTCAATTCATAATCTATTGAACATGGTGCTTTACTAGTCCAGTTTTTTTTATTTAATAATAATATTAAATTATCCATCCTATTTAATATTCCTTTTTTCTTATTAATATGTTTTAAAGCCCACTCAAATTGTAACGCATGAATTTTAGATTTAAATCCATCTATAAAACATATATAATTCCAACCATTACCTATAAGACGAGTATATTTAGCACCACCTTTAATTATTTGATTATGTTGTCTTATGCGACGTTCAATATTATTTGTCATTCCAACATAACTATTATTATTATTATATATAATATAACATTTATACATATTATCAGTAAATACTATCAGTAAATACTTTATAAGTATACTTTATACTTATATACTTTATATGTATACGTTAATATACTTTATATGTATACGTTATATACTTTATAATAAAAATATAATGGATAATTAAAAATAAAATAAAATTATACTAATTTCTGGTTGCTTTTTTAGTTTTAGATTTTTTATCTTGTCTTATTTTTATAGTTTTAGGTTTACATAATTCACAAAATAAATCAATCCGCAAATATTTTTTGTCACCATTGGACATTCCAACATCTTTCTTAAGATTTGTTAAAATATGATTTAATTGCTTACATCTATTACTATATTCAGATAAACAACTATTACTTATATTTTCTAGATCACAACAGCACATAGATAAATATTCGCATAATTTTTCCATACAAATACATCTATTTAAAAAATTTGCTAAAAGAGATGATGTGTGTTTATCATATTTAGCCTGTCCAAGTTTTTCAACACATCTATTTCTATTTATTTTACAATTATAACGCATATTTTCACACATTTTCTTAAATTCATATAAATCCATATATAATAATATTAGAAAATATATTATAAAAATATATTATAAAAATATATTATAAAAATATAAAAATATAAAAATATTAGAAACGTATTAAAATAACAATTATTATAATATTTCATTATTTCTTAATTTATTTAATTCTTTATATTTTTGTTTTTTACTGCGTTTTGTACTTTTTTTTTTGCTTTGTTTATATTTAATAAGCTTAATTTTTTTATATTTTTTAACTTCAAGTTCAGCTGGTTTATATGGAAATTTTTCACCATCATCAGGCATAGGATATGATTTAGTTATATAATTATCTTTAGGAAAATTTAGATAATTTGTTGTTTTTTTTGTAGCTCTTATTTTACTTCCAAATCTGTCAAATAAATTTTGAGTAATTTTTGGTAGTTCATCCCCAATACATTTCCCAACAAATCGTCTAAATTTTCCTTTTGGTTTTTTTTTATTAGCATCTTTTTCTATTTTTAATAAATTAGATAATAAACATTCATAATTTCTTGGATTTGCTTCGGTTAGTTGAACTATTGTAGGTATAGCAACTGCTCTAAACAGAATATATTTTAATCTGTCAATTGTAGCATATCGTATACCATTATATTGAATATATGGAATACATTCTATAGCTGGAGTAAATGTTATAAGATTATTATATCTACGATTTTTATATTTACCAACTATCGTATAATTATATACATCAATTTCCTTCCAATAAGTATTTTTTGTTTGTAACTTAAATGTGTAATCTTTAAAGTTTCTATTTAATTCATCTAATAATCCATTATAGTATACATCTGCATCCTCATCTGTGTATACCTCATAATCAGAAATATTTAAACTACCAAAATTATATTTATTATCTTTTAAAAAGAAATTATAAGCTGAGGCTCCATAATTTATTAATTTATGTTTTTTTACAAAAATACCTATATATTCTAAAATTTTTTCGAAATATTCTTTAACTTCTTTATTATATTCTTCTTTACTACATTTTGTGCTTTCGTATTCAAAAAATTTATTAAATTTTTCCAAACGCATACCAACCTTAGGAAGTCTTGGTGGATTAGAATAAGGCTCTGTTAATTCCCTATACATACTAATTTTTAACCAATTTGGATCGCATATAAATAATTTTTTTGGATATAATCCACTATCTGAATCATAATTATATGTTTTTCTATATATTTTATTATCTTTTAAACTATACGATTTTAAATCATTAACTGGTATATGATTAAAAATACTAACACATTTATTATTTAATGTTCCACCACATTCTTGACATAATTTGTATTTCATTTTTGATGGTTCACAACCTGATTGAGTTAAATCTAAAATATAAACAGTATCAACAGAAACTTTATATGTTTGATGTTTATTATCATTTAATATACTAGAACGTGCCTCAACAAAATAGAATCCCATATTATATAATATATTACATAGTTCTTTAGCATGTTCCCATGCATTTGGAGAAAATACATCATAATCAGGGAATTCATTCGAACCATAAATAGGATTTTTATGTTTTTTAAGATGTTCATGTAATGCTAATCCCCCATACAATTTTAATCCTTTATCCATAATAAATTTAACAACAACATCTAATGGATTAATATTATTTTCATCTTTCCACCCTAATATTAAATTTTTTGTTTTTTCTTTTTCTTTGGTATAATCGAATTTATCACTTAAAGACTCTAATTTAGCTTTCATTTTTTTTGACATTATATAATTATATTATATTTTAATTATATTATTATTTTAATTATATTTTTATTTTATACAATTAAATTATTTAAATATACTATATGATTAACAATTTTTTAATAAGTTTATTTATATTAATAATATTAATAGTAATTATAAGTAGTAATAAACAAAAATTTAGATGTAGTCAAATCGACGTTACCGAATGGGAACCTCATGGTATAACTCATAAAGATTGTATTACTAAATGCTATAATGAAACAATCGAAAACAACAATAATGATATTGACGAAACCAAAATAACCGATATTAACATAATTAGTAATGATAATCATATATCTGGGTTTCATTATGATGATATACGCCATATGGATGAACTAAGATTTCAAAATGATGTAAGAACTAATTCATTACAGGGACGGAAAATAGATTTATTTTTAGATAAAATATGGAAAAATATTCCATATAATTCTAAAAATAAATATTCTAATTGTTTTAAAAAATGTTTTGACTGTTCTGTAGCAAAATGTGATTTTAAACAAAATAATATATCAATTAGTGATAAATCAATACTTTTAAATGTGATTCCAGATAATGAATCAATAACTTTAATATGGAAATTACAATTTTCTGAACTAGTAGATAAATTTATTATAACTATTAAAGATAAAACAAAAATAGATATTGTTAAAACTATACCTATTAATAATGAAATAAAAAATAAAAATTTATATAATTATACTATTAAAAATTTAATTAATAATAATGTATATTTGGTAAATATAAATTGTATATTTACAGATGGTCAAATACGGCATTCAAATAGTGTAGAGGTAACTCCAAGTAATATTTCGGTTGTTAATTTTAATGAATTAAAGGATTTACGTAAAATGAAAGAAACGCGCAATGAATCAATATTAGACTCTATAAAGGGTAAGATTTTTAATATAAATATTTTATAACAAAATATAACAAAAATATAACAAAATATAATAAAATATTGTATAACAAAAATATTTGTTAATATTAAATGAAAATAACTTATTTTTTTAAACTATTAATAATAATTGTAATTTTATGTTTATTAATATTTTTATACTTAAAATTAAAAGAACAATTTAAATCAAATATAGATATAGATAGTGAAATCAATAAACCAAATAAAATTAATTTTAATTTATCTACAAATAAAAAAAAAAAAAAAATAAAAATATAATGGAAACGAAATATAATGGCGTATAAATATATTATTATTATGTATATTAATAATGATGGTCCATATTTTATTGATATAAATGAATATTATAAAAATAAAAATATACAAGATATCAGTGATATTTTAAATTTAGAATATATATATGACGCTATACCACATATAATATATAGATTTACAGTAATTTGTGTAAATAAAGTAAATAATAAATATTTTTATAGTGAGTATGATATTAAAGAAATTAAATTATCAATATTAGATACAAATATATCAAAAGCTAATAGTTTTGATTTAAGAGTGTCATGTAATCCAGATGGACAACATGTTATAGGAAGTGAATGCGTTGAAAACACGTTTCCAAAATTACATTCTAAAATATATAATTATGAATTAAATACTAATGAAAGTTTTAATGAAAATAATCATAATATTTTAATGGACGAATTAACATATAATAAAAAATATAATTTTAATTTTAATATTTAATATAAATATGTATATAGATTTTATTATTTTAATTTTATTAATGATACTGGCTTTTTCTATTATAATATATTATTCTAAAAATATAATAAATATAGTGGAAGAACGATTTGAAAATAAAATATAATTATATAGTAATGGATTTCTTATATTTGTTATTAATTATTTTAATAATTTTAATTATTTTTAAAGATAGATTATATTTTTATAATGAAATTATATCATTTAATCAAACATATACAATACTATTATTTATATTATTAATAATATATGAAATTTATAGAAATAAAAATGATAATGAAAAGTTTTCAAAATTAAAATTAATTAATAATAAAAGTATATTAAATATTCCAGATGAATTAAATTGTTTATCAAATCATAGTTGTAATTAATAGATAATATTTTATAATGAATATTAAATTATTACTAATTATATTATTTCTATTATTATTGAAAAATACTAATATTATTAAATTTATATAATAATTATTAAATTTATTATTTTATATTATGTTTATTTAATTAATTAATTATAATAATTATTATTATATTATAATATATTATATGCCTTTAAAAAAGAATTCATCGTTTACAATTTGTCAATTAGCGACATTTATAATTATAATAATTTTAGTAATTATATTAGTATCATTACTAATAAATAGAAATAACTTAGAAAAATTTACAACAACAATGTCACAAATCCCGACATATACACTTCCACAAGTAATGGCAATACTTTCTGCCGCTACACAGTCCGCTGTAAATGCCGCTGCACAGGGCTCTACTAATACCGCTACACAGTCCGCTGCAAATGCCGCTACACAGTCCGCTGTAAATGCCGCTACACAGTCCGCTGTAAATTCCGCTACACAGGG